TCGATCCGCTGCTTTTCGCCTTCTGAGAACGAGTCATACGAGAATGCATCACGGTGACGAGACTTAATTGTTTCCTGAAAGCTTTCATCTAAATTAAAATGCACAAAGAAGTCTAGGATCTGAAGGTACTTATTCACAAGGTTGTTAATGACCGGTACGTACTGTTTGATTACTTTGGTCTTAATGCCAGTGTCCTTAAGCATCTCACCCATTACAGTATTGTACGACTGTTCTTCATTCATCTTAAGCCGTTCTTCCATGAATCTATCTTTATCGGTAGTCATATCAGTTAGCTCTTCATTCGCTCTGCCAAGGTCGCCAGTACGCGAAGACAGTCTAGCAATGTCATCGTTAAGTGACTTAATAGTATTCTGAAGTCTGGCAACTGTCTGGCTATTAGACTGAATAAGACTTTGCTTTTTACGAATAGCTTCTGCTGATATGTTAAACTGTGTAATGGTATCTTCTACTATACGACCTTCTTCTTCTACTTTCTGAATACCATCGTGTAAATCACGGGCTCTTTCCTGTGCGGTTTGTAACTTGGTTTTACGTAGTTCTTCGGCAATCTCTTGTTCGCATGTAGGGCACGATTCTGTATCTTCATAAAACTTTGCATCTTTAACCACTGATTTAATGGAAGATGAAAACTCGGCTTTGAATTGTAAGAGAGACTGCCTACGGTTGTGCGCCTTTTTAAGGGCTTCTTCAGTTTTTCCTCTTTCCGCATCGATATAATCTGATGCCTCTGCAGATTCACCAATGAGTTGAGAGATCTCAGCTTCGGTTTGTCCGATCTGATCTTTCTTTGCATTGATCTCTTCCTCATTCATAGCAGTAATATCACGGATATACTTACGCTGGGAATCAATCTGATTCTTCTTAAGATCCAACTGATATGCAATATCTTTTTGTTTTTCTTTTAGTATAGCATTCTTTTCTTTGATGATGGTGTTCATCTTAGAGAAGATGTTAATATCCAAAAGATCCTCGATCACCTCACGCCGATTTTGTGCACTCAGCTGCATGAATGGAATAAAGGAGGAACTACCAAGAACAACAATCTGGTGAAAGCTTTTATGATTAAGCTTCAGGATGTTTTGTTCGAGGATCTTCTGGTACTCTAGAGCTTTGGCGTCTTGGTTAATAAGAACGTCATTCTTCCAAATCTCAAAGATGTTTGGCTTTAGGCCACGTACGATCTTAAACTCTGCTTTACCGGCCTGAAATACAATCTCTACAAGACAGTTCTTATTGTTGATTGTATTAACAAGCTGCGGTTTATTAATATTACGATGTGCCTTACCAAACAGAGCGAATGACATAGCATCCAGTAGAGTAGACTTACCAGCACCGTTGTGCCCAACTATTAAGGTTGACTTATGGCTCGTAAGATTGATTTCTGCCCAGTTATCTCCTGTTGAAAGGAAATTCTTATATCGCAGTGTCTTAAAAATAATCATGCAACTTCCAACGCTTGTGCTTCGTTCAACAGATTACGCATATTCAATTTTAACTTATCCTTATCCAAATCAGTATCCACTGCATCTACATAATCGTCTAGCATTTCTGCCGTGTCTTCGACTGACACTGCTTCGTCATCTACGTTCTCGCCTAAGAACTCAGTAAAGTTCTCTGCAATCTTAAGATCGTGGATCTTGTACTGTTGTATTCTATCAATAAATTTATCGAATGTAAACAGATCACTCTTATTAATTACAACTACTTTTACAAATTTATAGTCTAGATGGCTAATATCATACTTACTATAATCTGTATTGGTGTCGTCGTACACAATACGTTCGAAAAGAGTGTGAGGATTTACAACCTTCTCAAGCTCCCTAGTTGCTGTGTCTAGTACATGAAATCCCTTCTCGTCACCTGCATCACTCCAGGTAAACTCCATCTGGGTGCCAAGATAGTGGATGTTATCTCGCTGTGAACCTACGTGAAAGTGTCCAGAGATCACTTGCTCAAAGCGGGAGAATACTTTATGACTTAGGCCATGCTGAGACGCCACACCACGTAGAACATCAAAGCCCTGTAGCTCTAAGTGTCCACCAAGCCAATCTGCCTTACAAGTGTTAATAAACTCCATTGAGCGTGCTTCGTTATCGGGACAAATCCAAGGGAGCATAGCAAGATTAAACCCATCTAAGTTTAGAACTGTAGGTTCCGTATGGATAGTGATCTCGCCCATGTAGTGCCCAAGCAATTCCTTGAGTGAATTGAGCTCATTGGTATTCTTGTAAAAGGTATCATGGTTACCTGGTATAACATCCATATGGATGCCATACTCTCTTAGCTTAGTAAGAAATGACTTACGGTAACGGTTAAGAGCACGGAAGTTAATAAACTTCCTGTTATCAAAAACGTCACCAAGGTGAATGATCCTGCGAATATTATTGTCCAAAAGATAAGGAAAGAATACATCAGAATAGAATTTTTCCGAATTATCGAGAAATATGTCAGAGCTATTACGCACGCCAATGTGACTATCATTTAAAATTGCCAACTTCATTTAAAGATTTCTCCAAGATCGGAATCTGCACTATTGGATGCCATATCCCGCTTTTTACGTTCTTTCTTTTTTTCATCTTTTGCAATAGAATCAAAGTAGGTATCTTTTTCTTTGAGCTGGTCAATCTTACCCTTGAGCTGATCGACAAACATATGTGCAGCTGCAATAGACGATTCATCTGCATCAGCTAAAGCAAAGTCTTCGAAAGGGCTTTGAGAGATGTACTTCATCTTGATATCCTGCTGCTTCTTCTCTTTTCCGATACGGCGAAGAAATGCATACCAACAAATCTGAGTAAAATATGCAAAAGCGTTTGGTTTGCCTGAGCGAGTAGCTGCTTCAATGTTATAGTTGTGAATAGCTTTTAAGCAATTTTCAATAGCGTCCATAACCATCTCTTCACGATACGTATATCTGATAAAGTTTGATTTATGGGAAAGACCCTCAGCAATTTTCATAAAACACGTAGCGATATAGTCAGTGACTTTAGGAATGTCTGTGCCATTCTCTTGAGCATCTTTTACTATACGAACGTATTCAACGACTGCATTACTAAAGTCACGATTGTTTACATAGTGGGGTTTATCTCTGGGTTTCATAATATACTCCTAGCATATATTTCCTATTCTAACATAGGATCAAGGGTTTGTAAATAAATTTATTTTTCTTTTTTATCATTTAGGGGGTTTACAAAGCTGCAAACCATGGTATAATAAAGAAGAGTACTTTGGGTAGGATAGTACTGTCAGTGTAGTTTCGGTTTAAATGCCACCACAGTTGGATCTTCTATAGTAGGCTTAGCATCGTCTTCTTTAGTATTAGAGAATGATCCAACGTGGGATTCATATTGATCGACCACTTTTCTATCAGGAAGTGCACTACAGATAACAGCGCCAGCATTGAGTGCAAGTATTTTATTATCCTCGTACTGATGCATCATAAACGGTCTAAAGGTATAAAACCTGATTCCCTCTTCAAAGTTTTCTGTAGCCACAAGAAGATACACATTTCTTAAAAATAAGATTTCTTCTTCGTACTCGTCAAGCTCTGAAGATACTAGGTCTGCGAGGATCTCTTCACCTGTTACAAGTTTAAATTGTTTTACATTCATTTTAGATCAATCTCATAAATTTTATAATCAAATTCTTGTTTGACGTACATCTTTATACGTTCTGCAGAATGTTCTAGCGTGTAGTTCTTACGACCCTTCCAGTGCAGATCATCAGCTAGGTCGTATAGTTTAGCTACTGATCCGTCGTCTGATTTTCTGAGTCCTCGTCCGATCGATTGGAGAACTCTGATTTGAGACTTGGATGGGGATGCAAATACGATATTATGCAAATTCCTAATATTAATCCCAGTGGAGAAAGTGCCAAGACTAGCAACAATAATTGCATTCTTTTGTCCCTCTACGATCTTACGAATAGCCTCACGATCGCTTGTATCCGTTTCACCTGACACAAAGAACACCTTACGATTCTCATGCGCTTTATCTCTAATCATCTCGAATAGTGGTTTACCGTGTTTTTCTACAAAGTTAAATAGTACGAGAGTATTGCCGTCAAGATCCAAAGTGAGATTAGAAATGAGCTTATTACGAGACTCACTTCGAACAATGTAATCCAGTTCAGCCTGATAATCTTGCTTACCCCAGTTTTGCCGTACTTCAAGAGGATGCTTAAGTAGTAGTACGTTGATCTTAAGTTTAGCAAGTGTGTCTTCATCTTGTAGTTTCTTTGTGGTTGTTACATTATATATCTTACCAAAAAGGCCCTGTAATACGAGTTCATGCGTTTGCGAACCATCGAGTGTACCTGTTGTACCCCATCGGTACTCAGCTTCCTTACACTTATTCATGATAGTAGTCAGAGATTTAGATTTAAACCCATGGCATTCATCACCAACGACAGCACCAAATTGTTCAAACCATTGCGCCGGAAGTTTGTAGATTGACTGCCATGTTGAAATGACAATGTCTTTGTCGGTCTGTTTATCTCGTCCAGAATAAATCCTGTGGACACAGTCTTCGACAGGCATTCCGTAGTCTGCGAAGTCATTATACATTTGCTCAACCAGCGAAGTCGTTGGTACAATAACCAGGACTTTCCGCTCTGCCTTCCTAAGCGAAAGTAAATATTTTTGAACGAGTGTGTAGATGATAAGAGATTTGCCAGAACCTGTTGGTGATATAAGAACGGCTCTTTTTCTGTGCAGTCCTTCACAGACTGCATCAAATTGATAGTCTCTGATCCCAATTGGTTTACCTCTTGCATGAAGTTCTAATCCATCAATGAAGCTTTTAATTTCATCTGGGTTAATATCGATCTGGGAATCTGGTCGACCGTAATAGTTATTATGTTCTACCTCGATCGTATAATTGCGAGGCTTAGCAAACTCTGCAAGAAACGGATATAGACCTACTGGTAACTCCATTGTTTGGATATTAAACAATCGGATCTTTCCATCCCATACACGATTTTTATACGCAGGCATGAATTTATAACCAGGCACAAAGAATGAAAAGAACTCACTGAGCTCATTCGCTATGCCATAGTCACATCCTACATGCATTACAGAATGATTTTTGTTTTTTACTTTTAATGTATTCATAATGGTATATATCACTGATATAATGAAAGGAAAAATATATGGTTGGCTATGAATATTCTTAGTGTAAATTAAAATCTAATTGTTATAAATAGTAATTAGAATGGGATCATAAAAAAATAGATACTATTAGGAATAGGAAAGAATAAATGCCATATCAAGTTACCGATAAAATTGTAGGATTAACGGATCACGCAGATTATCCTTGGTGCTCAACCGAAGACGAATTTTATAATAAAGTACTCTGTAAAGACGTTAGTTGGCCTGATTTTAAGCAGATGTTAAAAGAAGACTTAATCTCAAAAAATATGATGAGCGAATCTGATGATATTTGGGAGAACGAATTTATTTCTAAATCTTTTGATGAAGAAACCCAAACTTTTCATAGAGTAAGGATTTTCACTGATAAAGAAGAATTCGATCATCAATATGCTTTATCTACTGCTGTAGATTATACGGCATTACAAGGCGACGTCCTTTATAATATAATACGATTATCACAAGAAGAGGTTTAACCGCCCGCTTCAAACATTCGCCACTTAATCATATTACCAATGGTTTGGTGACGCCATTTAATATTATCTACAATTTCTACTAAAGTATCTACTACAATTTTCCATTGTTGAATTCTTAGTTCTGATTTTTGAATATCGGCGTCAGCGTCGTAGTAGTAATTCATCTCACCTTTTAGGACTCTAAGTCCCTCAAACGGATCGAACTCCCATCCTCGGGATTCGATCTGTTCTTTTGTCATCTTACCATTATAGTAAAGCCACTTATCTTTCAGTAAGGTTTTCTGTTCCATATCTGCCCGCTTCAACTGCATCTTTGCTTCTGATAGTAGTGGAAGATATTTTGCATGAAGCATAGGAGACTGTCGAGATGATTCGTCGAGAGATGTACTATCAATCTTGGAATCGGTTTCCCACATTTTTAAAACGGTGTCAAGGTAGTTCATAATATCTCCAAATTTACTCTACAGAGTAATTATATCATTTTTACTCTATAAAGTAAATATATTAAGAAAAATCAAATGTATCATATCGGAATGACATAGCGCAGGTTATGGTTTCCACTCCGGTTGTCGTCGTAAAATTAATAGAGCCAACTGACGTTATCATTGCGTTTCTGTAAGTAATAGTTCTTACTACATTGTTAGCACTGTTTAAAATTAAGACCGATATATCATAAGCTGAGGTGTCATCAATACCTGTTAATGATACCCCACGGGGTTTAATATTTTCTTCTACTAATCCGGTCATCCAGTCGTATACTTCATTATAGACATACATCTCTTCATCCATAATAGCATCGATTACAAGCTCATCAAATGTAAGTTTATCACCGGGTTGGAACATATCTGCACGACGAAAAGGTGTAACTGCTGGGGCAAGGTTAACTGACGGATGCCCAACCGTGTTAGCAAAGAACTCTAAATTAGCAAACCTTTTACGGTTAATAACTACCTTGAAACCTGTAGGCTGTAATATATTTGGGTTCTGTAATGTTGTAGTAGTGGTGACCATGACTAATCCTCTGTTGCTTACGGGTATTTATATGAAAAAAAACTGAAAAAAACGCATTTAGGCCGTTTACATTTGATTTGAAATTCTGTAGTATGGTTATATCAAAAGGAGATA